AGATAAGGTAGCTAATCCTCCGACGTTGAACGCATTACTTACACTCCCAGCAGATACCGTAAGCAAAGAGGTTCCAGCCGAGATATTACCACCTACTGTGAGGAGGTTTGAAACTGTAGCTGCAGATAACGTAGCCAGTCCGCTGATGGTCGCAGCGTTGAAGACGTTGAGGGATGAAATAGTTGTCACAGCAGCTGCTGCCGAGATATTACCACCCACAGTTAGGAGGTTTGACACTGTAGCCGCAGATAAAGTAGCCAGTCCGCTGATTGTCGCAGCATTCAAGACGTTCAGGGATGAAATAGTTGTGACAGCAGCAGCAGCCGATATGGATATCCCTCCAAGCGTGAGATTGGTCTGAATTGTCACAGCAGATACGGTGAAGAGTCCGCTGATTGTCGCAGCATTGGAGACATTGAGGGATGAAATAGTGGTCACCGCAGCAGCAGCCGAGATATTACCACCTACTGTGAGGAGGTTTGACACTGTAGCCGCAGATAGGGTAGCCAATCCACTGATAGTCGCAGCATTCAAGACGTTGAGAGATGAGAGTGTCGTTGTTCCTCCCGATATGGTTCCAGATACCACGAGATTGTTCTGCACAGTTGCGGCAGATAGGGTTGTAAGTCCGCTGATCGTGACACCTCCAGATACAGATACGCTAGATAGAGCTGCCAGACCACTCACTGTAACCCCGTTACTCATCGTGACAGCTCCCGAAAGAGTTGACACTCCAGTTACCGTGATTGATCCTGTCGTCATGGAATTCGTGATGGTAGCGGATGATACAGTTGCTGTTGCTGATCCCGCAGACAACGTTGCCCCCTGGACTGTTAGTGTCCCCTGTGCGGTGAGTAGACCGCTCACGTTGAGTGTTCCTGATACAAATCCGTTTCCAGAGACGTTCAGGGCATAGGCTCCCGGAGATACGCCAATTCCCAAAGCAGAGTTTGATAAGATAGTGCCTCCCAATGTATTCGATGACGTTCCAAGATTGCTGATTATTCCACCAGACAGGGTAATTCCGCCAATCGTATTGCTTGTAGTCGACGCATTGGATATCGTTCCATTCGAAAGAATACTGGCGTTCGCATTGCTGAGCAGTGAATTAGACAGCGTCCACCCCCCGATCGTATTGGATGTTGCCGCTGTATTGGAAATCGTCCCCCCGCTCAACTGAACACTTGCAATCGTATACGAGTTACAGCCAAAGTTCCCAGAAATGTTTCCACCTACGTTGAGGTTGTTTGTGATAGACGTAGCGGACATGGTCGTAATTCCAGTTGCCACCGCAAATGTCAACGCAGCACTTCCAGCCGCTGTTCCCCCGTTATTGTAAAGAATCTGGGTGGACGATCCACCGATTGGACCAGTAGGACCAGTAACACCAGTAGGACCAACAGCCCCCATCCCACTCACATAATACAATGTCCTTAAGTCACCGGATAGGCTTAAAAACTGTCCTGCACCCCCAGGACCTGCTGGGAATACCTGCCCGTTGATCTGATTTACATTCGTCAGTGAATTGTTGGCCATGTTCACGTTCGTAACAGCAGGGGTGGTGCCGAGAGTCAAGGAACCACCGCCGATATTCTGTAGGTTTTTCGTGATCCTACTCATTCCGTCTTACCTCTTACTTAGAAAAGTAGACAAGATATTGATACTCGTAACCCACGGGCGTCATGTCCACCATCTCGTGTCGAGTAAACCCAGCTGATTTCACAATATCTAACATCGCAGGGATCGTTGGCATCGTCAACTGATGAATGTTCTCACGGTACGAACGCTTTGGCTTGTCGAATTCAAAGACCTCTTCGAACCGGGCTTTGTCCGTATCAGGATCCTTGACAAACCTGCTCTTGTACTTGAACTTGTCAAAGAACACATCGGAATCAATCACCCGCTCCGTGCTGTATTTCTGGACGGAGAACGGTCCAAACGGGGAGGCAGCATCTAGAATTGGGTCAAACTTGTTGGGGTCTACCAGATGAATCACGAAAATACCACCTGGGCGCAGCCACGAGTAAATGTTATCGAGAATCATCTTGGCGTTCTGGAACTGGTAGATGGAGAAATAGAGCATCATGGCATGGGAAAAGGATTTCGGCGCAAACGTTTCTGCCCGAGCCACATCCCCCTTGTAAAACCGGGCGCTCTTACACTTCTCTCGGGCCTTCTTCAACATGGACTCTGAACTGTCTAGACCTACAATATCAATGCCTTCACGGCACAACCAGTCCACATGCGGTCCCGTCCCGCAACACACATCTAGAAGCTTGATTTCTTCTTTCGGCCATTCTGCCAAGGCATACTCACGGATCGACGCCTTTTCGAACGAGACACGTTCAGGTGTCGTGAACAGCTTGTCGTAGACGTTGGCGTAAAAGTCGTCATAAATCTCGGAATAGTCTTCGTGGGTATCCGTCTCTCCATTCTTCTCCCTTTCGTTGTCAAACAACTCACGGTGAACAGTATGCAGTTGCGACAACAACAGAATAGCAATAGCCACTAGGGCAATGAGCCAATATGCTAAAGATCCCTCCATCTGTCTCTTGTATCTATGTAAGAAATGTGGGAGCTGCTTCCAATCCAGAGAAGTTCAGGGAGGGTAGGGACAATGTTAAATCGTGACTTTATTTACCCGCATTTTCCCGATGTAATCACTGACGTATGGAAAAATGTGCCTTCCAATGTTCGGGAGTGGAGTATGTCTATTTGGAAGGATGAGTTTCAGGTGAGACGGCCGTCTATGGGCGACAGCGACCTCCTCGCCTGGGTTCCTCGCATCGGACTCCTTGCGGCAAAACGAGGATGCTGGGTTGGGACACATAAATCGTCCATGGCAGTTGCGATGTGCTTTAATTACGTGGACCGAGGACACAGGGAGCAGGGATGGTCTGGTAAAATGATCATGTCTCTCTGCAGGAAGGCGACGGATATATGGGGACCCACGCCGTTCATGTTTGAAATACAGTTTACGATTCCACGTGGACTTCGCCAGGTGACTCCGTTCTTATCGTTCACGTATACCTGGATCCCTTTCTTGTCGATTGAGGTCCCTCCAAAATGGACACCTATTCCGATAAGCGACTTCCAAAAAATCAAGGGGTTTCATACGATAGAGACAGAGGGGTATCTCGCCTTTCAGAACAACGGTAACAGGATCCTGCTGGATCCTCATAACGATATTGTCTTTTACGACGACCTTCTCTCCCTCGCCTCCTTTGACGGCATTCCGTTGCCAGGAGCATACTGCCGAGTATTCCATCCACTTGGTCAAAGCAAGATCTACCTTGCCAATCTATATTTTGACTCTCCTCCCCAATTTGACCATTTTATGCTACCGTAGTCTAGGTGTAGTAGGTCCAAGCCCTGGACTGGAGATCTGGACGTTCGGTAACCCACTTGCTTGCCCTTGTCCCCACAATCCGAACCCTTGTGTCCACGACTGCCGCAGCCCCTGGAAACTTATGCCCGACTTTCGGAGAAGCAGGATCAGTGACAGAAGAATGAGGATCGCAATAAATACATCCATGACTGTGGTAAACGACGATGGGAACCCGGCAAAGTAAGCAACGATCGGGTTGGCTACAGCCGGAACGGGCGTGGCGGATGTAGGATCCGTGAGCTGAATGTAGCGATTGAATGCCCCGATTTTCTGTAGTTTCTCCGACAGGAGGTTTCCCAGAAAGTCAATGTTCCCAGACACACTGTCTTTCAAGGACGATTGCTTATCACGAATTGCGGCAATGGAATCTGTATACGCCGACTGAACAGCACTCTGATTGTCAAGATCGGCATACTGCTGGCGATACTTGGCAAGAACCGGACCCAGTTTTTTATCCTCTATGACCTTACGTTCCTGAGCCGCCCAGGCATCCCCGTTCTTCAAACTATAATACCGGAAACGTGTCTGCTCAAAGGTTTCGGGATCTTCCTCAGCATTCTGCGAGGCACGCTGGTATGATTCATATGCGGATTGAACAGATTTGGGATCGTTGGCCCAGTCCGACTGGGACTTTGCAACATCAGCTTTCAGTTGATCGCTCTTTGACATTCTCACTATTGTTTATTGACAGCAAAGGAAATTGCGATCCCTACACCTATGATCATTCCTACAACTGCGATACTCATATTGATGATGGGTGGCAGGACAAATCCACCAACAACATACAGCAGAAGAACGATCGCAACGGTAATAGCGACTGTTTGTAGAACATGCATCTTCCACTGCGAGTCAGGACCTCCTACTGTCTGAATCTGGCGCGCAACATTTTCACGTTCATGTGCGGTGGTCTTCCGCTCTTCACTGATATCCGTGATCTTCTTGATGACCGCATTGGCTGCCTTCTTGACTTTTCCAACCTCAATCTGAGCATATTGATTGCTTGTAGCCGATCCAAGGGCATTGACATTGCTGTCCATCTTGTCTATGTACTGACTTGTCTGATCCAGAGCAGCGGAATGATCGATGCTTCCCGGATCTACACGCTGGTAGAGGTTTCCAGAAGATCCAGAACTCGCAGCTGCCACATATGTCTGATACGAACGAGGATTCAGGGACATTGTGTGGACTCCTGGCATCGGCTTATATGTAACCGTAGGGTCAATCTTACACGAATCATCATCTGTGTATGGAGGCGAGCATCGAACTGGGCGCTGCGAAGACTGCGAAACTCCAAGTATGAACTTGTTGTCGCCTTCTACCGCAAGGGGGATAACACCCGATAGACCCGCCTGTTCTTTCCACCCTCCCTGTCCGTTTGCCGAACTCTGGTAAATTGTCTGACCCCCCATCGCATACGTGTTTCCAGCACTTGCCGCAACAATTCCCTGGGAACCAGTGGGCTGGGAAATTGGTAACCATGAATTTGTCGTGCACGGCTTGGAGCATCCCTGGCTTCCAACGAAGATGAACTGGTCGGTAACATTGATCGAAGGAGTTGCCGAAGGAGTTCCAGGAACAGGTTGGGGCTCTGACCAGCTACCACCGCCATCGACCGGACGCACGGAAAACACGAGTTGGTTGGTAGTTGTTGGCGGTAATTGAGTAGGAGCTGGGTTTAGTGTAAATTTGTATCCCCCTGCAACCACAGTATTCGTATACGTAGGCCACGAAGCGGGAGAATAGCTAGAAATGGGACCGACATAATACTTGCTAGCTCCATCTGCATTCACCATCTTGGTATACTGCGCCTCGGCCGCCATATATACTGGCTTTCCAGTATCGTCCTTGTCAATTTTCTGGATATCAAGTTTACCAGAAATCATCGGACCGCTCAGGTATCCGCTAGAGGATGAGGATGAGGATCCTCCAGAACTAGCCCGAGTAAGGGTTCCACCATTGCTTCCAACAATGGAGTTTCCAGTGCTATCAATTGTGAATGACATGGGGAAGTTCCTGCTGGGAGTAATGTATACCTGCTGTCCAGAGGTCGTGGAACCGGTATCAAACGTGCCCCTAAGTTGCGTCCACCCAAACAATGACACCGCTGCTGGGTTAGAAGGAGTAAACGTCCACGAATTTCCACTCTGAACTAGATCTCCCGACTCTCTTCCGTTGAGGAATGTCCACTTTCCATCAAGCTTCACAGACGTGACCGTGCTCGTATAGAGAATATACACATTGTCTCCATCCACGGCAATATCAGAAGGCATGCCGCTACGCCCAGGAGGAGCGTCTACCCCCCTCCAGTTCTGTCCGTCGCATGGTTCCTTACATGTGTATACATCCCCTGCAGAATTGAATCCCCACACAAATCCCGTCGGAGATGCAACGATCTTGCTCAATACACCTGGCAGGGCGGTCCAAGACACTACGTTCGCAAGCTGACCCTGAACATAGGACAGTAGGCTTTGTGCCTGATTCTGGAAATCTTGGGCATACTCTGCCATCTTGTTGTTATATAGATCCACGATATTTTCATGTATAATTGTAATGAGTCTGCCAGGAGCACAATCTAGTATGTTGAACGGCACCTCCATGGCGCCAAGTGTTCTCGGTGAAACAGAAGAACATACTGCGTTCTCCGCCGCAACTCTCCAGGAAGAAACGAAGATTGACGCAGCGCTTTCTCAGTATAACCGGATAAGGGCTCAATATGGTGAAATTCTGACAGAGGCGATTCGTACCCAGGACCCTACAAAGAGGACGCAGTTAGTATCGACAATTACTGCACTGAACCAGCAGTTGACGACAATTGTCACTTCACTCCAGCAGATGTACACTTCTGGTAAGACCACGCTGTCTGGAATGCCCAAGATCAACTTTGCGGCTGATCTTGAACAGTATAAACTTGATCTTGAGAGGCTGTTAAGAGAACGGGACGAACTCACAAAGCTTAAGACGGTATACTCCACCCTGAAGCAGGATACAGTAGCCCCGCCTTATACCCTCTATGTTGTAGGAATTCTGGTCATGCTGATCATCCTCCTCGTTCTATTTACGTTCACGTCTCTGATGACGAATGTTCAGAGCGTTCTGCCTGCGATGCCCGAGCTTCCAAGTATGGGGCTCAGCGCACCGACCCCATCGCCGGCGATGTAATATTCATGGTAAATGGCGCACCAGGGCGCACCGCCGAAGCAAATGGATTCATCTGGGGAGACCAGAACCCGATCAAGAACATGATCGGAATGATAAAAAGAATAATACCCAGACGTAGGATCATAGCGTATCCGTTAGATACATCCACTATCGGAAGATCTGGTGTCTTTTTCTTGTAAACATCGTAACGGTTCTTGGCTGCCAAATACTCATCTTCAATCTTCTGGGCGCTTGAATGAAGTTCAGCAGCCTTGTCGTATTCCGACCCCATTTCGGCGTTTCCTTCCTGATAAGACTCGGCAAATGACTGCATATCCGCCTTCTGTGCTTCCACCTCCTTCTGCCGATTTCCAACCATCTGTTCCAGTGCGTCCTGCGCAGCCTTGTATGCTGTCCGATATGTCTCAATGCCCGTTGTGACAAATTGGACGTAGTTTGACTTGTATTCATTCATCATTTCTTCGAAGGATCCACGGTCGCCCATTATTATACAGTCGCTACACAAAATCGGTAATACGGCGTCGCACCTGCGTCGGGAGACTTGCGGAGAACTTCGATGATATCACCCGGCTTTCCCCCGATCCAGCGCACAGGGGCATCCTGGGACCAGATGTGAGGAGTGGGCATATACTCCTTGTGCTTCATCGCCATCTGGGGTAGTAGTGGCTCCTCGGACTTGATCTGGATATGGTCAGCCCGCATCGCCTTGGCAATCGCATCCAGCGAAATACCGAACTTGGCTAGGAAATTCTTGACCTCTTCGGCGTCCAGGATCCGGTGGCGGGGGATGTAGCGGTGTGTCGTGATATCAAACGTGAGTTGACCTACGTGGAACACCTGAAGAATATGGCTCTGTGCCGCTACAGCATCCAAGATTGTCTCGGACGGCGGAATGGGGACAACCACAATTCCACGAGTGCCGCCGTGCTCCTGCGTCAGAGAGACCAAACGCAGGACCTGGTCCTCCGTAATACGAGTGCGAGTGCTCATGAATACGAGCGTATCGCCATACTTGGTCGTTGTCGCTGGGAAGTCGGTATCGATTATTTCGGGAGCCGCCGTGTTTACACCACGCTGCCCGAGCATTGTCTTGAGAACCTCCTCTGTTGTCGGCATTGTAGTCTGTATTATTGTTTCTTGACGTGTTTAATTCTATCCGTTTTACAATAGAAGGAATGAAAAATGCTGGGCTATTAGCACTTGCGTTTGTAGCCCTCATTGTTGCGGGTGTCCTGTTTGCGGGGTCTCGGGAACGCTTTGGGGTCCCGGAGTTTCTAGATCGGTCGTCTGAGAAGGCTCAGGCCCGAGGAGAAGTTTCATCGTACGACCAGACGACAACGCATTTTCGGGCGCCGGATTCACACAAGCCTCCGAAGGGGGAGCGGATTGGGGTTCGGGTAGGGCAGTGGGAGGGATATAATGCTCAATTTTAGACGGATCGGCACGACACACCATGACCATCTCCCAGAAATCACGGAATTCTTGGATATGATCCGATAGCCAACGGGGATCACGAGGAACATTGTCAATACGGATATTGCCTAGGTACCACCAGACTACCCTGTGCTCGTCCCCCTCGATCTTCGCCTTCCATTCGTCTGCGTCCTCCTCTTTCTGCTTGTATACGATCTTACCATCGTCATAGACGACCAGGACACCCTTATACGGCGAATCGCTGGCATTCCATTCCGTGCGACCACACGTCTTGAACTGCATCTCCACATAATCGCACTCGTCGATATTACAACATTCCATCTGCATCTGCATCTGGTGATAGTATCCGTCGGGGATCGGGGACTCCTGCGTGAACTTACGGGAGATCGGGCACTTGAATTCCACGAGCTTCCCCCAACGTGGATCCATCTTGTCCCGGGTCAGCACGATACCGTCAGGGGACGCACCCAGGAATTTGTGGATAGGGTGGACGACGCAGGTCGTATCCACGATCTCGGCGCCGCCCTGGATATCCCCGTAAATCTCCTTGGCGATGGGCTCGAACTGGGTTCCCCACAAACACGCAGTAATTGGACCCCCGTCATTCGTCTTGGGTCCGTCGAGCTTTCGCATGAGGAGTTCTTTGCGTGCGGACGGAGATGCGGTCTTGAAGGCTTTGGTGATTTCTGATGCTGTCATCATTTCCGAACGGCGGAGGTGCCAGCTGTCAGAGCGCTGGTCGGCAACCCCGTAGTCCCGCAGGACTTTAAAGATGGAGCGGCGGCGGGTCCACACTTTACCCAGGTCGGTAGCCAGAAGTCGATATACCTGTGCTTTATAGTTCCGGTAGTCATATCCACGATCCCGGCAGATTTTCTTGATTCGGTGGGTGAGGTGGGTGCAGGCATCTAGTGGAAGTTCAAATACTTCCATTAGTGTATCTAATTCGTTCTGCGAAAAGGTATTCGTTTTAGTGGTTAGTGGTTTACAGAAATCCTAGGACACTAACACAATGACGACTACCACCACTACAGAAATTTCCACACAGGAGGATTGGGTCCTTCATCGCCTCGAAACTCTGTATACTCCCGAACGCCTAGACCTCCTCCGCAACATCCTGGAGAACAAGACCAATATCTCCCTCCGAATTCTAGACTGGTTTGTCACGAACTATTCCAAGATGAACAATGTATCCTACATCTCCAAGGCTGGCAAACACGTGATCGTCTACCTTGCCTACAAATCCCATCTCAAGGCTTACAGCAAAAAGATGTTCGACCCCTTCTGTCGCTGGACCCGTGTGAATTTCCACGGAGTGTCCACCACTGTCGGGCAGCTGAACTTCTTTGCGTGGGCAATGGAAGATGATGTCATTGACTACCTCTTTGCGCACCACGACGATATCCATGCAGATATGGAGACACGCATGTCGACGGGGGAGAAGAAGACCGAACATACTCGCAAGAAGCGCCACGAACTCTCGCATTCGGCCACCAAGTCGCTGAAGAAGCATGACGTAAAAATCACAGTTTCCTTTGAGTAGTAAAGTAAATAGATGAGGATCTGGTACAAGGATCCAGTGTACATAGTGATACATGTGTTCTCGGGAGTATTGGCATACTTTATTCCCGTGATCATTCCCCTCGTGGTCTTTTACCACGGGCTCCAGTATATGATGGATGTTCGCTTCTTTGGATTCCAAGGAGAGATCCGGTCCGGCAATTCATTTGAACACACGCTCCTAAAACTCCTTGAAGTCCTTGCGGGATATTTGATGATAAAACTTGTTATGAAACCATAATCTAGAATGCTCTCACGCAAACGTGATATTCTCTACCCTGTCAATACGGAAATCACCAATTTTGATTTGGGGACTGATGTGGAGGAATACGATTACGACGGAAAACTAGTCTTTCGGGGAAATCTGGATCCCGATTATTCGGACAGCGAGTTTCAAGTCTACTGGCTTTACGACGAGAACCAGCGTGTCGGCCTTGCCGAACATCATGGGGATACACAGACCGCATACTGGTTCCGTGAGACTGTGTTTTCCACCCTTCTTCAAGAAGATTGGGAGTCCAGGGATAGAACTGTATGGTCTATGATGTCCGAGCCCGCTTATGAAGACTGTATGCGATACGGCTGGACTACCGTGGAATCACTGCAGGGACGGACATCTATGTCCATCATACGCCCCTGCGATCTCGTGGAGTATATTGTCCCTACAACCATCTGCCTCACATGCAATACGAACGATAAATTGCCTGGGTGCCTACATGAAAAAAGGACACCGAGATTCGATATCTTTTTTACATTATTTGTTGATGATGATGGTGTGCTCTACGCACCGCCAGGAGACACTCAAGCGTTCGCAACCTTGCGGCGGCGAGCGGGAGCCGGAGCGGCAGACACGGGGGCAGGAGCAGGAGCAGGAGCCGCAGCACTGGCCGTCGGCGTAGGCGCCTCCTCCGTCTCCTCAGCCTCCGCATCCTCGTCCTCCTCCTCGTCGAACGCAGCCTTGGCACCGCCAACGACAGGAACAGGGACATCCTCGGAATCGTCCACGTCCTCCTTGAACATATCACGAGCCGTCTGACGCTTGCGCTTGCTCACCTGAACATACGTCGGCTTCCACGTCAGACCGAAGCCCTGGCCGATGACGTAGATGCTGCCCTGTGCCACGATCTTGGCGGCACAGCCCTTCGGGAAGGCCTCCTGGAGCCCGCTGGGCTGTAGAGGGATATCCACGCCGTCCTCGCCGATCACCTCCATCGACACCTTGCCGTCGTAGACCGGCAGCTTGAAGCGCAGCGACGGAGGGTACTTGCCGTTCGGGACCCAGCCATCGTTCGTCTTGTCGACCGACACACTGAGGAACTTGTTGAACGAATCACGGATCGACTCCTCGCCACGCTTCTTGCCGAACCACGACGCCGAGTTCGCTACAGCCGCCTGGATCACGGCCTCCTGGAACTCCTTCAGGAAATTGTAGGCCTTGGACACATCGTCCGTGCCCGTCGCACGCTCACGACCATACGGGTCGCAACCCTGGAGCGACGCCGACATGGTGTAAGACATCGTCGCCGAGCCATCCTTGTTCTCGTTCTCCTTCACGAGACAACCGCCTGGGAACCCAAACTGCGGGAAACGGAATTGGACATTCTGATTGAGATACTTGAATGAGATAGACTTACCACCCTGCTTGTTGGGGCGGGCCTCAGAGAACTGAATATCGGATGCGGAAATCTTGTTGACGCTAACTACTGCGGGGGCTGCCATTTGTGTTGTGCTATTCTATTCCCTGATCCACCCCTGATCCGTTTTTACCTCATGGAATTGGTCTGTATGCGTATACACGGAGTTTGTCTCGTTCTACGAGAGACGTGCAAGTGATTTGCCCCGCATGGTCAATTTCGTAGCGGGGATCTCCTCCAACGTTATCGCACGTGTATTCTGGGGGCAGACGGCATGGCTCGTAGATATCATTGATCCAGTCGTCGCAATACCAGTTTCGTATTTCTTCGGGGAAGTAGTGTCCAAAAATATCAAGGTGTGTACGGTGAACAAACGACTGCGTGAGAATCCTGGTGTTCCCGTGTAGATTCCGTGGTCCCGTCATTCCAATATTCTTTCGTTCAGAAAGTGCAGATATCGATGCCCCGATCCATCCAGGAATAGTAAATAGTATATCATCTCCACACTGATAGAAATAATCAGCCCCGTCATCGTATGCCATCTTCGCCAAGATGTTCCACATCCGAGTCACGTGTCCCTTCTCCACAAATAGAGGGACAAAGACGATCGGGCACAGTTCCTGGAACCCAGTTTGAATGACAGACCTCACGTAAAAAGGATCGTCATGGTCGTGACCTAGATAGATGGTATACGTATGCTCAGAGTCTGCCGTTTTCTTCAGAGACAGTATCGTTTCGTAAAGATACGATTGGGTGATGAACCTCCATCCCCGCCCGCTAGATGTAGAAGGAATCAGTATTGCTACCTTCATTTGTATTTTCATGTCGCCAAGTTGTAAATATATACGAATGAGCTGCTTGGCATGTAAAAACAAATCATCCTTAGACCGATGTGAAAAGAAAGCCTTATCCACTCCAGCTGGAGGAAGTTTCCTTTACTGCGGGACACACATGCGCTCTAAGAAGATCAAACAGTGGATCACAAAACATCCTGGGGTGCTCCAGCGAGTTATTCGGGTGCAGGCTCTTATGCGAGGAATACTGGCTAGGGTCCCCATCCGTCTAGCAGGTGTCGGTGTTCTCAAACGGTCACTCTGCCACAACGACGACGAGATCGTTACCCTAGAAGGAAAATCCGAGGTGCATCCCCATGACTACTTTTCAATTGAAGAGGGTGGGAAAGTATACTGGTTTGACCAGCGGTCCATGATTCAGTGGTCGCAGAAAGAACTGGATATACGCAATCCGTATACCCGCACAATCCTATCGAAAGAAGACACTCGTCGTCTTCGCAAGATCTGGACCTTCCGTCAAAAGAACGGGATGCAACTGTATCATCCTGGTCAGCAATCATCTTTATCGCTCATTGAACGCCGGGATAATCGGTGGCTGCGTATTGCTCAAATTGTTCGTGAGATCGGATACGATCTTCATCATGAACACTTCATTTCGCTGGAGATCCCTCAACTCGCAGTGTTTATCAACGGGCTTACGGAAGATACCCGATGGATGTATTTCGAAAGCCATGATCCAAATCTTCATAGGTATCACACGTGGCTCAAGCATATCCGCAATGTCGTATACACGTATGGGTCTACGACGCAACTGAGTTATGATGTAGCCGGGCTTCTTCTGGCAATCATGTATGAGATTCGAGATCTAGACGATTTCGTGTTCCTAGTCTACGGTTCTTATCACCGGGCAAATGATATGGTGTTTATTGAAGGATAACATGGTGGACGTTGCGGCTGTCCATGAAGGCTTTGATGGCTTCTAGATCTTCTGGCTTAATCTCAATCAGGGTAGGTCCAGATGTCTTTGTTTCGTCTTTAGCTACAATCACCCCTGTATCAACAGTCACGATCTCCTTCTTCTCGGGTTCGGGTTCGGGCGGGGGCGACAGGTCCTCCTCCTTCTCTTCTGCGATCGGTTCGGGAGCTATTGCTCGGCGAACCGGGGGAGCGATATCAATCTTTCGGGAAGAAGCAGGAGGCTGCGGAGACGTCTCTGTCTCAATATGGGGAACCGTTGCCGACGGAGCGATACCAACAAGCTCATGTAGTTCC